TGATATCTATATGTGGGGAGCAATGGAAATGCTCACATATACAATGACAAGAACATATCTATCTGATCTAGATTTTGCCTTAACAACAGAGAAACAAATAAGATTTAATCAAAGGATGGATAGATTGTATTTGGATATTGATTGGAGTATGGTGACTGCGGGAGATTGGTTAGTTATGGATTGTTTCAGAACTCTTGATCCAAATGATTATTCACGAGTATGGAATGATTCATTCTTAAAGAAGTATACAACTGCTCTGCTTAAGAAGCAGTGGGGACAGAACTTAATTAAATTCCAAGGAGTAAAACTTCCTGGTGGAGTTGAATTAAATGGTAGAGAAATTTATGAAGATGGTGTAAAGGAACTAGAAATCATTCGAGAGATGATGTCTAATACTTATGAACTTCCACCTCTTGACATGATAGGCTAATGGCATTAAATCCATATTTTCTACAAGGATCTTCTGGTGAGCAGGGATTAGTCCAAGATATAATTAATGAGCAGTTAAAGATATATGGAGTGGAGTGTTATTATCTCCCTCGTCAGTATGCAACGACTAATAAAATTATTAGAGAAGTAGTAGAATCTAAATTTAAACAATCATATCCTATTGAGGCATATGTAGAGAATTTTGATGGATATGGTGACAATACTGTAATGCTTTCCAAGTTTGGAATACAAGCAACGAATGAGTTAACTGTTACTATATCTAAAGAGAGATTTCAAGATTATATTTCACCATTAATTAAAAATTTACCTAATATCAATTTACCTAATGTTGATCTAGACCATAGACCAAGGGAAGGGGATTTAGTTTATTTTCCTTTGGGAGATAGGTTATTTGAAGTTAAATTTGTAGAGCATGAAAAACCCTTCTATCAACTTAGAAAGAATTATGTTTACACATTATCTTGTGAACTATTCAGACCAGAAGATGAAGTATTGGATACTGGTATTGAAGAAATAGATGATACATTTGATGTAGACTTTAACTTAATGACTGTGACTGTCATTACCTCAGGGTCAGATGCAAGTGCTGCAACCAGAATAGACAATGGTGCAGTTCAGACTATTGAGGTTACAAATAGAGGTGAAAGATATACGTCCAGTCCAAGAGTAGCCATTACATCTGCTCCCTCTGAAGGACTTACTGCTGTAGGTATTGCAACTCTTCTTGATGGTTTAACTAATTGTGATGGAACAGAAATAGGATCAAAAGTACAAGGAGTTCAGATTATAAATCCAGGATATGGTTATGAATATACCGATGCTCCTGGTATTTTATTCTTTGGTGGTGGAACTGATGCTGTAGGTGCTGCTGCAACAGTTGGTATTGCCTCTACAGGTGCAGTTGGTATAGTTACCATAGCAGATGGAGGTTCTGGATATTCCACTCCTCCAACTGTAACATTTGGTACTCCAAAACATGTTGGTGCAGCTGCTACTGCAGTTCTTTACAGTCCAATGTCAGGAATCGGAGTAAGCATTACTTCTGCTCCTATTAGTGATGGAGATGCTAAATTTATGTTTCCTGGTGGAACTACTGGTGGTAGATTTTATAAACCAGGATTCCCACCAACAGTTACTTTTGGGTTACCAACAGGATCGAGTGAGACAGCAGCTGCTACTGCCACATTAGATGATTATGATGTTTCAGGTGGAACAGTATTAACCGTTACAATGACTAGTGGTGGTAAGTTTTATGAGAGTGCTCCTACGATTACATTCTCTGCTCCAACCGCTTCAGGTGCTGCTGCAACCGTTGGTTTAGCAGGTTCAGTCATAAATGCTAGTTCGATAGCATTTAGCACTACAGGTAGGGCATATACGACTGCACCCACTGTTTCAATTACTGCAGCTCCTGTAGGTGGAACATCTGGTGTTGGTATTGTTACTATTCATTCTGTTACTGGTATTGTTACTGCTGTTTCCTTTAATCCTTCCGATGCGTGGGCAGTAGGAACCAGTGCTACAGTTGGTTCTGGATATACTGTTGCACCTACACTTAGTTTCTCTGGAGCAACTGCACAAGTAAGAGCCACAGGAACCGCAGTAGTATCTGCTGCTGGAACCGTAACTGCTATTTCTATTGGTAATAGTGGATTTGGATATCAGGCAGGTAATGCTCCTACGATATCTATTGCTGCTGCTACTGGAGGGGATGAAGCATTTAGGGCAACGGGTCTGAGCACCATGAGATATAATTCAGTATTTGCATCAGGTACATTAGGTGTTGGAGCTACTATTATTACAGGAATGGATACTGTTGGTATATTGATTGGTGATCGAGTTAGATTAGGTGTAGGATATAGTGATTCTTATAATTTCATTGATGGGGATGCATATGTAACAAGTATCAGTGCATCATCAATTGTAATGTCTGAAGCTGCTACCAATGTCGGTATAGCAACCTCAACGTTTGAATTTGGTATTCAAAATTGTGGTATCGTGACAGGTATCAATATCATTTATGGTGGTGGTGGATATCTGACACCTCCCACGGTTTCTATATCTAATACTGAGGGTGATAAGAATTATCATTCAGAAGTTGCTGGTGTTACTACTGCTGTTGGTTTATCATTAATTAATTCTTCAGGTATTGTAACTGCCATTTATCTAACAAATGCTGGTGCTAAGTATATTGAAGTACCATCCATAACCGTAGGTGCTGCTGACACTGGTGGTACAGGTAACTTTATTGAGACTGAAACTATAACGGGTTCAGCAAGTAGTGTAACTGCAATCGTAAGAACATGGAATGCATCTACAGGAGTTCTTGCTATCTCTAATTCTACTGGAGATTTCATTATAGGAGAGACTCTCACTGGTAGTGAAAGCAATGCACAATTTGAATTAAGATTAACACAAGAAGATAATACTATTAGTCAATATCCCGATAATCTAGAAATAGAAACTCAGGCTGATTCCATTTTAGACTTTAGCGAGTCTAATCCATTCGGAACACCCTAAATATAATATACAAGGACTAGAGAGATGTTTGAGTATTATTACCACGAAATATTAAGAAGAACCATTATTTCCTTTGGAAGTCTTTTTAATGGTATAGAAATTAAACATGAAGATTCTGATGATAACGTTACAAGTGTTATCAAGGTTCCTCTTGCATATGGACCTACTCAGAAATTTTTAGCTAGGTTACAACAATCTCCTGATCTTAGTAAACCAACCTCAATCACATTACCTAGAATGTCGTTTGAATTTAATGGTTTACAGTATGATGGATCAAGAAAAGTAACTACCACTCAGACATTTAAATCATCGACTACTGGAAGTGGGGCAGCAATTAGAAAGACATACATGCCCGTTCCTTATAACATGTCTTTTGAGTTAGCAGTCTTTACTAAATTAAATGATGATATGCTACAGATTGTAGAGCAAATTGTACCATATTTTCAACCTGCATATAATTTAAGTGTTGATCTAGTCAGTACCATTGGAGAGAAAAGAGATGTTCCTGTTGTGATCGAAAATATTACAATGGAAGATGATTATGAGGGAGATTTTACAACTAGAAGATCCTTAATATATACGTTTAGATTTACAGCAAAAACTTACCTATTTGGTCCTGTTGGATCCAATGCAGCTGCATCCAAAGATCTTATCAAATCTGCAAAGATTGGATACATTGCTGGTGGTTATACCAAGACTCCAACAAGAGATGTTACTTACTCTGTTACTCCTCGTGCTACTAAGGCTTATGATGCTAATGTAGTAACAACTTTAACTTCTAATATTAGTGCAGCATTAGATGTATTTGATGTTGATAGTGCTTCAAGTATTGCAGAGAATACATATATTATTATTGATGATGAGTCGATCTATGTTGATAAGAAAACTAACAATCAACTCTTTGTGAAGAGAGGTCAGGATGGCACATCTCCAAGTGAACATTTAGGTGGTGCTGGTGTAAATCTTGTTACTGCTGCAACTAATGATTTAATTGAGGTTGGTGACGACTTTGGATTTGACGGTTCTTTTGATTAAAAACAATGAAAAAATTAGATGATGCTTTCAACATTTCTGAGACTGAAGT